AACTGACCAATGTCATTCAGGTTGTCGATAACCTCTTCATACACCTTGCGATGGAACCCCGGCTCCATTAGATGACCCTCCGCATATGCTTCGCGTTGACTCTCAGCAGGTGATAGATGAACTCCTTCTGCTTTACGTCAAAGGGGTAAACATCAGAGGCGTTAAGCTCCTCTAGCTGACGATTGAACTCAGCAAGCAAGTCAGCGTCTCGGTACGGGCCAACAGTCTGCGGCCTGCCATCTTCTGCCTTAGTGTACTTGCGCTTCTTGCGAGGTAGCTCCGCAGGAGCAACGATTGGGGTTTTGATAGAAATGTTATCCATGAGTTTTATCCTCTTTTTGATTTGAATGGTGTGAAGTACCGCTCTTGACTGAGAGGCATACGCTTGCGCTCGCCAGTAGCAAACCTGACGTACATCCACTTGCGTCCGCGCTTTTCTATCCATGCAACTACTGAACCGTAGTCGCCATGAAACCAGCAGGGCTGAAAGCCCCGATTGATAACCTTGCGATAAGTCCAAAAGAACTTTGGCTTGAGTGTGCTTGTCATATTTATCCCTCCTACAGGGCAGAGCCATTTATCAGCTCACGGGATAAAGTTTAGCACGACTACATTTTTGATGTCAACCCTTCTGTTTGCTAGGGTTTCAGTATGACCAGATGGCGGGGCTAGGTAACTCATCACACCAGTCGAGATGAATGAACCTGCCTTCACCTCTCTGGTTTATACCTATGCGGGGAACGTCATAGTACATTGCTACTTTTAATAGCTTGTGCGCTTTCTCATGCGACACGGCAAGATCAACCGCCATGCCAAAGGTATGCGCACCTATGTTTCCCTTGTGCCTCTCGGCGGGGTGATCAAGACAACGGTATCCGCTAGTGACGATCAGCGGCTCTCCGTATGACACTCTTATTCGGTTCAGCTTGGCGAGTACGTCAGGGTCAAACTTATAGACACCACACCCGCACTTACAGCGCAGTTCATCTTCTGAAAAATAATTCACTGCTGAGTTTTTCTAACCTGCGTGACAATCTTTTCGCCAGATCGAGCGACAACATATCCGCCCAGTCCAATTTGCAGTAACGTCCATGCCTCATCTCTCAGAGGGTTTGGTAACCAGCCTAACGAGTCACCGACTGCCAAAGCCAAAAATGTCAGCATGGTAATTGGACGCCACGTTGCCGTAATCCAATGCTCAGACTTCGCCTCTGCCTGAACAATCCCAGCCTTCGCTTGTAGCGTCTCAGACTCGTAATCGAATACTCGTTGCATCGCCGCCGCTTGAACGTCGAGCAGGTGTCCCTTGGCTTTCAGTCGCTCTTCGTCAGATGTGTGAAGCTCGTCAATTAATTCTGCCGCAGGCTTAAACACCCCGGCGATTAATTCCATGACGCCCATCATTGGCTAATCATCTCGCTCGCACGTTTCAGGTCACGCAGATACGCCGACTTGCAATGCTCTTTCTCAGCCAGCCTAAACAGCAGATCAATCGTGACCCGCGCAGAGTTCCAAACTGGGTTAGCTCGCAATCGATATGAGCGGCTACTAATTGACTCATTTGGGTTCATGCCAAGCAACAGAGTCACATTAGCAAGCTGTGACGTTGCATCACCTACTCGGTAAACGTAATCCTTAAAAGCCTCGCCAGCCTCCGCCATTACTTGCACTGCAACTTCAAAATCTTTCTGCCGATCCATAACTACCTCATCATGTAAACGGCGATAGAAACAATCGCGGAAATCGCAACCCAAAAAAATCGTTCCGTAGCTTTAACGGTCTGGGCATTTTTGTTGATCGTTTCCTTCGCCTTATCAACGTCAGTCTCAATCAAATCCATCCTGTACTCAAGACGGTCAACCCGCTTGTTAGATGAATAAACCTTCTCTTCTACCCTTGCGATGGCGCTTACCGCCTCCGTCAGCTTGTCTAACTTTACCTCAAGCCGATCTAACCGCGTCAGGAATACCTCTTCCTGTGCCATCACCTTTACCTCTTATGGTGAGCAATTTACAGATGCAGAGCCGTCAGCGTTTGTTGTTACATCACAAATCACTTGCGGGACATTTGCCATAATCTCAGCGATGGCGGCAGTGTACTCACTCCATACACCATCCAAAAGAGCGTTGTTCCCATCGTCCAGTGACAGCAAAGTTCCAAACCCCACGGTGCTGACATCGGCTACCCCCTCAATTCCAGCCAGACCCATATCCACTACGCCATTAACTCCGACAGTTCCCATGTCGACAACACCGTTAATGCCAGCCGTACCCAGTGTGACGTTAGAATCAAAGCCTGCCGTTCCTAGATCAACTGCGCCGTCGATACCAGCAGTACCCAGTGTGACCATCCCATCAACAAATGGAGTGTAGTCCACGTTGCCCAGTGCCGAGTAGCCAGCGGAAGCCGTGTCTACAAATGCACCGTACAGCGCCTGATTGTCTCTAGACTCTGCGGCTACTCTCGCCAGTTCAGCCTTGCTGTTGTAACGCGCCATCGTCTTAGCTGAGTCAGCTTGCATCCACATCATACCCAGAGACGTTACGGGCGATGCCAAAACTGACGCCCACTGAATTGCCTCTGACTGCTGGGGTATCGGCTGAACCGTAGATGTCTGTGTCAAAGCCAACGCCATGACAGCGGCGCTCGCGGCCTGACCATCGCCACTAGCGGCAATCTTTGACAGCGCATCGAACTTAGATTGTGCGGCGGCGGAGTTAGCTTCTGCCGCTTTTTGTACCGCTTCGTAATACTGCGTGGTGCTTGATGCGCAACCCGCAACCAACACCGCACATAAAATACTCAAGATAGCTTTCATTTTTTACCCCCACGCTGTTTTGCTAAATACGCTTTGTATGCCCGCATTGCGGCAGTGCGGCTTTTATACATAGCCCTACCGCCACCTATTCGGTACTTCCCATTAGGAGCCTTAGACACTGGCATCAGATTCTGCCCTCGACAATCCGTAACTTTTTAAAGTCGGGATCATTCAGTTTTTTTAGGATTAGCTTCTTGCGGCCCTCTGCATCATCCCAAGAAATACCCTCTTCTTTCATCCATTGGGACAAAACGTGCATTGGTATTGAGCCAACACACCAAGAGTCATTGGTCTTTCCAAGACCCTGAGATCGCAGTGCTTGATTTCTCTCAAGGTACGCGCTGTTGTCGTACTCTTTCAAGATTCCAAACTTTGTCCCGTCAAGGTCAACAAACTTTTCTTTTGTCTTCATCGTAGCCTCAAGAAAAGGGGGCCGTAGCCCCCTGTCTTACTTAGGAGGTGGTGCAATCAAACACAGCGCCAGACGCCTTTTCATTTTTGCAGATAAGCGTCAGTTCTGTGGTCACCTGTCGGGTGGTTGCATCGCCAGTTTTGGCAAGAGCCACGTTCTTGGTGGGGCGCAGAACGCCAACTGCCCACATATCATCCTGCATGACAAACACATCTTTGCCACGGTTCTCGCGTGAAGGTACAAACTCAACAGTACCCCAAGGAGTAACGTAAACGTCCATGTGCTTGATAACACGCTCATCTTCAGCGCGGATAGTGCTTCGCTGGTTGTTGTTACCAGTGAAACCCAGTGCCACGTTCATCTGGAAGGCTGACAGATAAACAGAATCAGGGTTGCCGCCTGACTCCCAGATTGACTGCATGACGTTATCAAAGCGAGCTTGAGAGAACGCCGCCGCAGTACCGTCAGTGCGAGCGTCAGTACCATCGCCAGTAGCGGCAGTAGCGTCACTAGCCTCATCAATGTTGGTTATGATCCAAGAAGGAGCGCCTGCCAACTCGCGGGCCGCAGAGGAGCTACCAGCTACACGGGCATTGTTGTCAAACAGTGCCTTTTCGATGTCCAGCTTCTGCTCTTTTGCAGTCTTCAGGACTTGGTAAGCGATTTCCTTCGCTCGGCCCGCTTTTACCAAACCTTCATCAGTGTCAGGAATGACCACTGCGTTCTTGAAAATCTGGGTGTAGTTGCCCAAGCGAGTCGTAGCGGTACGGGCATCAGCAGATGTCGCATCGCCTTCGATGTGCGCATTGGTGGTTGAGGAGCGCAGTGCGTCCGTTTGCCACTCATGCAGAGTGTTAGCGGCCTTTACTTTGCCGCACTTTGAATAGAAAGGAGTTTCTTCGGGGGACACATCATAGATTACGTCCTCCAAGTCCTCTCGGATACCAACAGCATCATAGCTGTCAAAAGTGTTAGTGGCCTGTGCCATGTCTAGTTACCTCATTGTTTAAGGATTAAATCAAGCGCATCCTCTACCCTTCCGGAGCGCCTCAGTTTCGATCTAGTTTGCTTAGTTGCTTGAGAATTGGATGCTGTTTTCTTGGCCCCAGCCTTCACTACTCGCTTCGCCTTTGGCTTTGCTTTTCGCTCTGCTTGCTGTTTGCCAGACTTTAATTCCTGATACTTGATCGCGTCATGCAGGACTCGGATTGCCCGGTGATCCATAACAGACGAAATCTCTCCCGGTTCATAGCCGTAAATCTCTTGACCCATCGTCACTAGACGGTCACGGGCTTGAGAGGCTTTTTCCGGATCAGCAAACTCAGGAACTAGAGTCTTCAGCGTCTCCATCTCTCGCTCTAAATAAGCGTGTTGGGCTTGCATAGTCGCCTGCGACTGTTGCTGTGCCAACTGCTGAAACTCTGTCATCTTGCCATCGTATTCAGCTTTGTCCTCATCGTACTTCAGCTTGGCTTCCATAAAACCTATTGGGTCAGACTCAAACTGCTCTCGATTTGGTTCCCTTGGCGGGCGCGGCAGTCCGCTGTCAGAGACAGCCATCTGGTACGCTTCCGCTATTTTTTGACGCTCACCCATTAGGGCATGAAAGACTTCTTCGGCCTGCTTTTTAAGCTGGGCCGCATCCTGCATACCCTTCTGGACATACTTCTGACCGCTGTATCCTCGCTTGAGGTCTTCTATGCTTACCTGCTCTTCCGTTCCGTCAACTTTGACGGTGAATAATTCAGGGGCTTCGTCCTCCGCTTCTTCAGCGTCTTCGTATTCCTCTTCTACGTCTTCTTCACTATCATCACTAGCCTCGACTTCTTCAACTTCAGATTCCTCTTCGGCTTCTTCGGCGTCTGCCTCAGCGGCGGCCTCTTCTACCTCTGGCTCCTCTGGTCTTAGTAATCCGGTCAGTGCAGATTCTATAGTCCCATCGAATGTCACTTCTTGGTCAGTCGTTTCCACGGTGCTAAACCTCTCTCTTGTTGCTTATCAAAAATCGCCTCATCTGAAAGAATGGTGGACATCCGATCTTCGATCTTCTCCAGCGCACAAACGATATGGTGCGCTTCCATCCGTTCCTCTTCTGAGGAGTGCGGATTAAGGAAGACAGTTACCTGCTCTCCCCTAACATCTTCAACAAGACCTTTGAATGTCTCATCGTCCCGCAAGCGTCTAATCCCTGCGGCTTTGTCTTTTATGTTCATCTAGGCGCGTTCTGCATCTGCTTAATGCGCTCGACATCTACTGAAGTGCCGTACTTACCAATAATCTCTGCGGCACTAACGAGTAGGTCTTGATCCATCTTGTCCCTAGCTAGATCATCATCTGCCGCCGCCCTAGTAGCGTCTAACTGCAACTTAAACTGATCTTTTTGCTGTTGGGCCTGAATCTTAGCCATGTCAGTTTGCGTCTTAGCCTGAGTCTTCATTGCCTCGGCCTGAAGGTATGCCTGCGCCTGCGCGTCTTGCGGCTGTCCCTGCTGTTGCTGTGCCTGTTGAGCTTGCTGTACAAGCATTTGCTCTGTCTGCTGATCCATCGGCATAAAGTAGCGGTTAGCATTTCTAATACCGTTAAGGGCCAACATATCGGATAGGGTGTTTCTAATTTGCGTTAACGACACCATGCCATTCGACAAGCCAAAGTTCTGAATGATCTGCGTTTGAATTTGGAACGCTGAAGCCAAGGCCGCTTGCTTTTGCTCCTCACGACCAGTACCTAGCCCTACGTTTACAGTAACGTCCATGCTCGTGTTCCAAGAGCGCGGGTCAATAGGCTGATAGTTTTGACCGGAGAGGCGCATCATCTGTTCCTCTTCTACGTTCTCTACCATAACCTTCAGCATCAGCTTGAACATCTGACGCATACCGCCTTCCGCTAGGTTGCGGGCCATGACTTCAATCTGACCAGCCTGCGCTTGTACGGTGGCGTTAACTGCCGCCGCTGTAGTCGACTGAAGCGCGTCAGGAGAAAGGCCACTAGACGCCTTGGTGACGCCCGTCTTGCCTTCGATCTCTTGATCCATGTACTGAAGTGCCGTCAGCGTCTGCCCAGCGACAAACGGAACAGCCTGTGGGACTACGGCTCCTGTCTGTTTAACGCGGATGATGCCACCAATCTCATTATTCAAAAGGTCTTGGATATTGACCGCCGAATCTAAGACTTCCAGACGCGGCGAATTGGTAAGGGCTACATTGTCGAGTACCCCTCGGAGCATCGCGGTAGAAGCATCCTGATCATTAATAATCAGATCAGCAACTGACCGCCCGTAGAAGGTATGCGGCTCTGGGTCTACTTCAAATACCGCAAACGGAATGTGTCCGCATGGCTCATATGAAAGTAGCTTGTAGCGGTTGCCGCCCATCAAGACTCTGTGAGGCTGTGGAATACCAGTGCCGTTAACATCTATATCCATGTACACCTCAGTGACAGCAACAAGCCGCATTGAGGGGTCTTTAATATCTTCCTCTTGATAGTCTTCTTCGTAGCCCCTGCGCTCAAACTCCTCTACTTCGGAGAATGTGTCAGAGTGCTGAAGACCAGACAGGTCTTTAACCTCTTCATAGTCAAAGCCCATCTCAATAAGCTCACCAATTCGCATATCGGTGCGGTGCGCAACACAGTACGCCTCTTCCAGACTGCGGGCGTTTCGGTCTACAAAAAATTCTTCTGGGGGTACTGACTCAATGCACAGCTTGCCCTCTTCGCGGGTCTTTGCCACCTTTAGGTTGTATGAAGCTGGCTCAACCTCTAGCCCGCTCATGGGGTCTAACTGAGCCTCAACAACCATCTCCTGCTCAATGATCTCAATGTTGTCATCTTGCAGGATGATGCTGATTTCCATCTCGCTCACGTTTTGGAAATCGTAAACCTCTTGCTCCTCGTAGGTGTCCCAGTACACCTTAGCAATGCCGACCTTCTTGACCATCGCATCGTGGAAGCAGTCATTAAGTACGCGGTATCCGTTATGCTCATTGAAGACATAGTGCATATACTCGGTGGCCTGCTCCGCCAGAGACACATCCTCTGGGCCGCGAGGCACATACTCAACTGGCTTGTCGGTAGACAGGAACACCCGCATCAGAGAGGGCTTGATGGCGCGGACGGTATCGCGTACCTTTGTAGCGACCACCTTGGATCGGCCTTCCTCTTCGCCAATATCAACCTCACCGTCAAAATACCGCTGGGCCTTGATCCGGTCTTCGGCAATCTCTGACTCGACAAAATCTACCGCATCCGACACTGCATCGCGGGCGATGGATTCAATCTCTAACTCAGTCATCGGCTTGAGCATTACTCACGACCCTCTTCAATTCTTTGTGCTGTTGGGCCTGCTTGAGATGCCACAATACCTAGCAGGGTTCTTTTCTGATCATTAGTAAGCCCACGGTGCTGGTAAATAAGGCGAGCTACCCTTTGCTTGTTAGCGGGACTAGCAAGCAGTGACCCCCCAGCAATTAGCAAGCCAGCCAGTTGCTCAATCGACTCTCCGGTTAATGCAACGCCCGCACCTGCCGCCGCTCCTATTGTTTGTTTTAAACCTATTGTTTGGTTTTGACTCAGCCTATTAACAGCGCGGGTCAACGCTTCTTCGGCAGTCAACAGCTTAGAGATGTTTCTACCAGTCGGAGCGTAATCATCAACGGTTTCTCTCAGCGCCTCACGCGCACCAGAGGCAACCTCCTCTGTGATTTGTTTTGCAATCGGAGGCTCAACAGTCGGTACGCTGTTCCAGTTAATTTGCTTATCTAAGTTTCTTCTAAGCTCCAGTACTTGGTTTGGCGTAAGCTCCCTGACTGGGCCAAGATCACTTAACCAACTCATCGCGTAGTCTTCAATAACTGCGGCATGATCAGTTGCCAAGGGATTCGTTTTAGGGTCACTCAACTGCTTGTGTAGTGCCTTTAGCGGAATCAGGACATCGTTAATGGGGATCATCTTGCCAGACTGCTCTGCAACATTTACCAGACGCTCTAACTCATCAGTGTTTGTGTCAATGACCTTGGTTAACTTAACCAGCCCTTCAGGAGTCAGCGGAACTTGCTCCTGCAAAAGCGTGTCGATAACCTCTGACCTTACGCGGCGGTCACCCATCCTTGTGTGGGGAGACGTTCCCATCTTCAGGCCCGTTTCATACTCAGACTCTGGGAATGACCGGATTCCGGGGATGTTAGAAAGCGCACCTAATCCCCCGGTCACTGCCGCTGATACTGGGTCAAGACCCTCAGCCACATCGCCAATTTTTCTAACAACTTCACCGGCTTGCACAATGCTCGGCATTTTTGCGCTAGTAGCCGCCAGCTTGGTAAGCTTTCCCAAGACGTTCACTGGCAGGCCGACAAGAGAGACATCGCTAAGAAATCCAACCGGGTCAGTATACGCAGTTCTCAATGCGCTGTAGGGGCTACCGTATCGCTCATCGTAAAACCCTTTAAGCGCATCAAGCCCTTCTCCGGTAAACATTAGCTTGACGCCTTCGACCATAAGTTGAGGGTCTGTGAATGCCATTAGGTCTAAGCCATACTGTGCGGCAGACGGGCCTATGTTCGCCATAGCGCCCTCAGCAGAGTACTGCTCCCTCGGCGTAGTAATTGCCAAGTTTGTTTTGGGTATAAACTCTACACCAAACTCTTGGTCAAGCTGGGCGATAAATTCAGCTTCAGTCATTATCTTGCTCTGCTGTTAAACCTGTCAGCGTACTGTTGTGCCGCGTCTGGGCTTGGAAGAATTTTCTGCTCGCCGTTAGGCAAGGTAACTGTATTACCGCTAACCGTAGCCTGCTTTGCTTGCGGCTTGGTGTAAACCGGAGCCTCTACTGGCTCAAAGTTTCGCAGTCCCATATTCTCAAGGTAGCTGTAATTGCCCGCCCCTAGATTTGTGTTGTACTGATCAATCGCCCTTACAAGCGCCTTCCGTCTAATGTCAGTCAACTGGCGGATTGCCTCGGGCGTCATGGCGGTTGTACCAGTCATAACTGATCGCAAGAACTCTCGCTCTGCTGGCGTATCCAAGCCTCTTGCGCCAATGCCCAGTGCGGCGATAGCGTCGAACACATCTGAACCCAAAAGCGCGTTGAGAAGCTGAGTATCTGTTGCCTGCTGTGCGGCTTTTTGGTCATTACCAAAGAAGTCCATAGCGCGAGCCATCTGCAACCTAAACTGATCGAACATACCAGTGATAGGCTGTCCCGAATCCAGCACTCGGTACACCTCATCCAAGTCTTTAATGCTTCCGACAGCTTTTTGGGCGGCTTGTATTTGCTTGTAGTCTTGCTCTGCAAACAGCTTGCCTGCCGCACCGTACATCGCTGACTTACCCTTGTCGCCAAGGTCAATGGTTGTCCCGCCAGAAGACAGAACGCGGTCTACGGCCTCTTCCATTGAAAGATTTGGATTAGCTCCTCTAAGAAGCAGTACCTTCTCCATGAAAGCAGAAGGTTTTTGTGGCGCTCTAAACTGCGCACCAATAGCGCCCTGAGTCAGAGCGGCGGCAAGTCGCGGGGACTTGATAAGTTGCGCGGCCTGAGATTCGTCAATTACCCCCTGACCTACTAGGTAATCAACATACTGCTTTGTCTCTCGACCTGACTGCCTGCGCTTCCTAGACTCCGCAAGGTTAGCCATAGCCAGTTGAGTCATCGGGCCTTGCCCGTTTAGTGTCATTCCGCTAAATCCTACCGCGAGGGTGTTCATAATATCGGCAAATGATTGAGGGTCTGACATGGCCCCGCCTAATACATCCAGCAGTCCGCGAGAGCGAGATGGCTCTGGGGTAACGTAAGCAGGAGATTGTTCTGGGGCAATGTAAGCAGGGGTAGCCGTTGAGATAGGCGCAGGCGTCATTCTAGGCCGAACTGCCGACCCCATTGCGGCCCCCGGTACGCCAGCGGGAGCAGGAGCCATTGGGTTCATGCCCATTCCAAGCAAGCCGGGGTATTTAGGAAATCCCATCATCTTAAAACACCTTGCTGTAGTCTACGCGGAGATATCCGTCACGGCCTCGCATCACCGCGCTTGGTATTGTCTTTTCTAGCTCCTGCGCTATAACGCCATAGGTTGGGTGAACCGTTGCGCCGATTCGCTTGGCCTCATCATTCCATTTCCATGTATATAGGTTTATTCCAGACGCCGTTTTTCCAGCGAATTTAATATCTTCCTTCAACCTGTAATCGGAAAATGGCGCCCACCCAAGGTTACCAGCAGTTCCAGCCAAGCCAGCCGCCATACCAAGCCAGTCAAAAAGCCCCGGACTTTTTGTTGTTGTCTGTCCAGTAACGCCGGGGTACATTCCACTTATTCCGCCAAGCAGGCCAAGAATTTCATTTGGCCTGTTAGTGAATCCTTGGAATAGACCTTGAGCGGCGTTCATAATTCCCTGTTGTTGCGCTTGCTGTTGTGCGCCCATTTGCGCCAGTCCGCCCTGCAACGTCTGACCCTGACCAAAGCCAAGGTTAGATATGTTAGCCAACTGCTGTGCCGCGCTGAGTCCAAGACCCGCGCCTGCTAGTTGTGCCTGCTGGTTTGCAAGCTGGCCCTTCTGGCCCATCCCCATTGCTTGAAGCATAGCGGCTTGATTTGCTAATGCGCCTTGCTGAGAAAGCTGGCCGCCTTGCAGGAACGCCCTTTGGTTTGCCAATTGAGCCTGCATATCTTGCTCATTTATAGCAAGTCTCTGTTGCCCGTAAAACTGCTTTGCTTGCGCCTGCGCTTGCTGATTTGCTAATTGCGCTTGCAGGTTTTGAGCCGCGCCAAACTCCCCAGCGCGGTTCAATGCGGCGATGTCTGCCAATGCCGCCTGCTGTGCGTTCTGGAATCCTTGCTGTCTCAGTTGCGATGTCACATCCCCAACATTCCGCATATAATCTTTTACTGTCTGCGCTTCCATAAGGGCATGACGCGAGCCGCCAAAAGCACCTGCCGCTCCAGCTTGCGCAGAGGCAAGATTCTGTTGCATCTGCTGTGCCTCGCCAAGATCGCGGGTGACGTTGCCGATAACTTGGTTTTCATAAGGATTCATGTATGGCGACAGGTCTGTACCCGCCAACTGCGCCGCGTCATACCCCTCACCAGAAACAGTCATCGGGGTGTAGCGGTACGGCCTCAAATATCTGGCTTTTATTTGGGGCATATTCGCCGTGTTAAACGCTTGCACCTGCGGAGCATTAAAATTCTGTTTTACCATCATTGGCTGATAGCCAAGATACTGACCAGTGCCCTGCCCAGCGGCCTGCAACGCATTTGCTGACGCACCAAAGATTCCGCCTTTCCCGTAATCGAAAGGCTGATACAGCCCCATCGCTGGCCCGCTCATCGTATAAACCTCATTAACCCCATTGGTAACGCGGGCGCTGGCCTACGGTAAATTCCTCGCGGGGAGCCTCCTTGAGGCACTTGAGGAAACTGAGGCAGTTGAATTTCTGGATTTGTTGGTGGGAGCATCATGGATGGCGGGCCACCCATCTGCATACCCGGCATTTGCATATTTTGCATTGGCATCACGTTGTAAGGCGTTTGCATTTGCATAGCCTGACCGATTTGAGGATTAAAACTTTGCGGCACTCCGCCGCCTTTTCCGCCCATCATCCGAAAAATCCTCCACGCGGCAAATATCGCCTGTAGTCCATGTCATTAAAGTAGTCGAACGGGTCTGGAGTTTTGTAAGGAACAGTCGTATATCGTTCGCCTATATATTCACCCTCTAGCGGCCCTTCAGTAATGAAATAATTTTCCCTCATATCTTCAGGCATATATTCCATTTGTGGGTAGTAGTACGGCAAAGGCTTATCTCCGCCAGCCAACTGGCTTTCACTTACAGGGAAAAGAGAGCGATAAGTCTCCATGTAATTTGGCGCTAGTTGCTCAAGAGCCGCAAGGCTACGCTGAAAAGTTTCCATCCCAGTATGCCCGCGCAAGCCGTCCTCTTGAATGTAATCTGGCGTGACCATCCCAGCAGAAACCAATTCGTTAGCAGAGCCGGGGGCTATCAATCCGTAGGCTTCCGCACCCCTTGCCGCTGATGTCATTGCCGCCTCTTGCATTGGGGTAAACGCCGCAACTTTTGGGCCTGCGTAAGGAGCATATGGCATACCCGCCACAGTCGTAATCGCATCCCTTACCATTGCAATGTCTTCAGCCTGACCGGGGAACAAATCCACCTTACTGCTCTGTGAGCCGCCTTTTCCGCTTGACATATTAAATATCTCTCACTAATGATCTGTACTGTTCTTTCCAGCCGTGGCTTTTAAGTTCTCTAGCCCAGCCTGCGCGACCACATATCGTCATGCCGTCACACCCCAATTGTTTTGCAAACTCGCTTGCAGACTCATTCATATCTACAATCGTGTCCTTGTTCCCCCCAGCCAAAAAAACGTGCAGTACCTTTTTCTTAGGATAGGTGATAACTTCTGTCACCGCACACGCATCATTGGCAGGCCAAAACTGCATATATCCAGACGATACGGCCTCGTAAATATCGTCAAAATCATGGGTTCCTCCGCCGTGTTCTAGAGCCGCCTCTATCCACTCACGGCAACGCTCCATCTCTTCGCGTAAACCCTCCATATTATACCACCGCTACGGGACTACTTTTAGGAACCCGCTGTCAACATATAAGTCGCCAGAAGACAGCCCTGCGGCGCTAGTTGGCAAGGTATTTCCCTTAGCCAGCACCACTTTCACAAACTCATTGCTCTTGGTCACCACTGGCACAGCAGATGACGAATCCCAAACAAATCTGCCATCCTCATTTGCCGCATCGTACTGCGTTTTGAAATTAATTTTGGGCTTTACCCTCATCAGGTAGTCAGCCAAGTCTTCAGCCCAAGATTGATTGTCGCCTGAGTAGGGGGGAGGAGTTTCGCCGCTCATCTATATCCGCCCTCTCTGCCGCGCATCCGCAAAGGCCCAAACCTCCAGTCAGCGCCAACGTCACCATCTACCCTCAACCTTAGCTGACGCCCCGTAAACCTAACGTCAGTAGGGTTTGCGGGAGAGTACGGCCCGTGGGTTGTTTCGGTGTCGTTGGGATAGAAGCGAGTTTTGAATGTAATATCCACATTGCCCTGCGTGTCTTCTTCTGGAATCAAGCTGTTAACTTTTACAACCTTGTTGCCTTGATTAAGTCTTACTGGCCCAGATTCTGCGAATGCTTTTGAGTCGCCATGATTAAAACCTTTTTCATGCTCATACACTTCGCCCGTCTGCTCAATCCAGTGAGGGTAGGTGAACACGCCAGAGTCTGTTCCAGCAGAGCGGGCTAAGTCGCCAACAGACCAGTGATTCTCAAGGTAGTCATAGGCAACGTACTTATCGTTTTCCAGAGATGATCCGGAAGGATAAAACCACCACACCTCATTAAACTGCTGGTTCACAACGCAGAACGCAGAACCCAACTCTTGCTTGTTAATGTTCTTGAATACATGGTCATGAACGTCACACTGAACTGGCTGAACGGTTGAGCCGTTGTACATAAAGAATTGGCTGTCGCCCATCCAAAACGCCATTCCTGAAATAGAGCCAGAGAGCAACGGGCCTGCAATACCGCAACCAGAGGCGAGCCGCTGGAATCCATAAACAGTCGGCGGGCCTTGGTATGTCGCAACGTGGGCATCCAAAGTCGTTAGTATGAGAGTCCTGCCCCTAACTTTCTCTGCGCAAACAATGTTCCCGTTTGTCTGGAGAATGATATCACCAGCTTCATTAGTTGGCTGTGGACTCCACGCGGTTATATCTTCCCTGTCGCACCACTGCACCTTTCTCGGGTCACCGCCTGCGCCCAAAGCAAAAAGGAATCTTTCTGCCGTTACAATAATCGCCTTATTAGTGGAAGGTACTGATCCGGATGATGCCGTAATGGTTGTGGCAAGCCCCGATCTGTCCCACTGATAAATAGTGCCGTCAGTAGTAGCAAGGGCCACCAAATCTTCGCCATAGTTATCCAGTATCCAGTTGGTTGCAGGCACTGTTTGACCGTCAGACTGTCTAGCTGTTCCGTATGTACCCTCGCCATAATCTTTTCCGCCATAGCCAAGGTTTTCATCTGCGTTCAAGTTTCCTGCGGTAAATCCAGATGGCGTAATATCGACAAAGCTAGTCGCGGGATCGCCTGCCCAAGCGTACAGCTTGTCAAATGTGCCAGTAGCAATCCTTGGGATGCCGCCGTTGTCATACCAAGAGTGAGCGCCGCGAGCGATTCTTGTTGTAGCTTGGTCTACTGAAACATTCTGTAGCTCATCCCAGCCGCCTATCGGGTGCAGTACACCATTAGTCCAGCGCACAAAGCTGGCGTCATGCCATCTGCCTTCTGCCCTAGAATCAGTGCCGTGATCAACGACACCGGGGGGAATGTTAAGAGTTATCGCGTCCATTACAAAGATGACACCTTGGTTAAGGTCATATCGCTAATAACTACACCCCTATAACTGCCGGGGTCACTTGGCGTCTCGCGGGTTCGATACCACGCCTGTATATGCACCCCATAGTCTTGCCCTGATGGTATGGTAAAGTCTTCATCAATCGAACCAACTTCAGAATAGGTATTTTCACTAGTTATTAAATCTACCGCCAAGTTTGCGCCGCCAGCAGGATCACTAAACCCAAAATCATCCGTACTTTGCTCTGTATCCAAGAGGAAAACTCTAAAGTACATATATGCGTCAAGCCTATTACCAAAGGCGGTTCTATCATCGTCCCAATACAATCCGCCCGTAACATTAAAAACATCTCCAGCCCTAAATGGCGTTTGCGGCGTGTCTAATATTGTTCTGGTTAATCTTAACCCTGATGTGCCGCCACCTGTGTAGCTGTCAGACTGCATACAGCCAAAAGCAATACCAGTGTTAGAGCCTGTCGTGCGAGGAGCCGCAGAGATTGAAGATGTTAGAACACCAAAATAGGTGCGGGGGCCATCCCAGTTGGCAACGTCACGCTCTGTGCTACTTAGGTCTTGCTGGAAGTAGACAGGTGAGCCTCCCCCAGAGCCAGAAATAAGCATATTGTGCCGCATTAAGAAGACGCCCCAATGTATGAACCGTAAAGCTGACCGCCTACCTTCCACAGGTGAATCCAGTTTGTGCTGGCGGCACTTAACGTAGGCTCTGCACCGCCAATCCACTCCATTGTGGGCCATGTAACAGAGTCCGTACCGACTGATGTAATGCGCAGGGTGGTAAACTCTCCGTTACTTAAACCGTCACCAATAGTGACACTACCTGTCATAGCGATTGTTTGAATCGTGCCGTTGTCTGGGTCAACGGTCTGAGTGCCGCTAGTCCCAAGCCCATGAACCTTCTCAGCTACTGCGCCCTGAAACGTAATTGTCTCGCAGGTGATCGTAGTCGGATCAGTGGAGGCATTATTATTGGTAATGGTCAAGCCATCCGCCGTGTAGTTGTCGATGTTAACTACCAGCGTGGCGTGAGAGCCATCCAAAATAGATGCGAGCAACGTCCAGTTTGCGTTAAGAGACGTTCCCCAAGTGTTGGCGCTTCCCCCAACGGTTGGCAACGTAAAGTTGTATTCTGTGCTCATCTTAGCTCCAGCCGTCTGTCGGCTCTGTTACGTCAGTCCAAAGATCAGAGGGTTCGCTAGAGTTTGTCCACCCATCTGATGGCTCCTCTTCGTCTTCCCACTTCAATCTAAATGCAGACTGCATTATACCATTCGCGTCTGCTCTTAATGCAGTTGTGCGGGTTACGCTCACACCGCCAATGCTAGCCGACAGCGCCTCTGAGAGCATTGCCTGACTGACCGTGATAGCCATCCCGACATTGACGGTAGATTGACCGTCTGCCGACAGGCCGATCAAGGCCACCCTGTTTGCCCCAAACAACATGGCAGACTGCGCATCTGCCTTGATGCCTATTTCAACTTCGCTACGGCTTGTAGCCGCCAGCAATGCCGACTGGGCAACTACCTGAGCACCAGTTAGCTTGGCATCGCCCTCAGCGTACCCTTCTAACCAGTAATCAGGCTCTACATAATATGCCACTACTGCTCCTCAGCATCCTCTTGGGGAATCTGCGGAGCGGCCTGCTGTTGTATCTTAACCACCAGAGGCCATGCGTTTGACTTGGTAGGCAAATCACCCAATACCGTGATGATCGCCTCGACTTCGTTTTGCTCTAGCTCCAGCGTAATCACCACGGTACACCTGTGCCATGAGTCGGGTTAGCCTTCTCTGCAATCTGTGCGTCTACAGAGTTTTGAATGCGGTCTACTTCGCTTTCTTCGCCTTCTTCAACCTGAGCAACCATGTTGGCTGTCATCCACGACAGGACAGTAAACTCGTCGAGGTCATCCCATGCAGTGAAATTAGCAGGATCAGGCGCAGACAAGGCGTGAGTGCCGTATGAGTAACCGGTGTTACCGTTCTCGTCCTCTTTAGAACAAGTCCAGTGAACCATTGTCACTACGTTAGATAGACCGTCTTGTGATACGGCGTAGGCCAGCGCCGCTACTTTCCATTGGTATGACATTAGTTTGCTCCCTGTAATTCAGCGACTTGCGCCTGTAGTGTTTCGATCATTGCTTGTTGTTCTTGGATGGCTTTGGTCAAGACTGGGATTAGTTGGACGTACTCCATAGCCAACTTTGTATTAGACGATCTGGCTGTTTGAACCATTTGATTTTCTTCGCATGAATCATAGCCATCAATACACTCGCCTGTGTCATAAACAGCTTCAGGCACAACCGCCTGAGTGGTTTGAGCGCCAAAACCCAGCCTCCGTTCTTGCTCGTCATTAAACGAATACGCAATCGGAGTAAGGGCCATAACTGAATCAAGACCATATTCAAATCCCGATTCAATCGTTTTTATGCGCTCATCTGAGGTTTGACTGCCTACCACTGTTCCGGTGGTGGTTCCAATATATCCAGCGGTTTGTGACGTTCTCCATACCCCAGCACTATGATAAAAGAAAAAATTACTGCTATTCCCATCTGAGAGTTGAATATATCCTGCTGGATTTGTGTTATTAGAGTTTTTATAACAGCCTGCACCTGCTCTTGATGTGCCATATTCCAACGAAATTAAAGCCTGATTAAAGTTAGTGACAGTTGATGTGTTTTTAACACTTATTCCTTCGCTAGAATTAGCGCCTTCTACTGTTAAGCGTTGATTGGCAGTTGTCGTGCCAACCAGCAAGTTGCCGTTTCGGTCTAGCCTCATGCGTTCTACACACATCGCTCCATAGTTATTCGATGTGCTAAAAAACATATCCGTCCCAACGGCAGTATTTTGTATAGCCCCGATTCGGGCCGTACTAGAGGTTCTGTTGTCATAACCAAAATCAATGTTGGTAGATGTTCCTGACGGGGAAGATGAATCTTGCAAGTACAGGTGTGAGTCTGTTGTTCCTGTAGGCGTATTGGTTGCCGCAGAGCCAGCACCAACAACAGTAATCCTGCCCTTGTCAGGAGCAGGAAGACTACCTACCCCCAAATTGCCGTCAGGATCAATTCTCATGGCAATGTGGTTTAACGAAGTGGCAGATGCCACACCAAAATCAAACCCGTAACGCCCACCAACAGTGGATTTAGATACAGCTTTAATTGAACAAGCAACACCAACGCCAGAACCAGAGCCATCGGTTGATTCAAACTCAAGACCCCCCAGCACTTGATCGCTTGTTAAAGAAGAATCTGTTTGCTTGATTCTTATAACTGGATCTTCAGCCGCAATTTCTAAAATTTCTGCTGGATCTGAACTACCAATCCCAACCCGATTATTCGTAGAGTCAACAACCAGCGTATCGGTATCAACCGTCAAGTCGCCAGTAAAGCTCGCGCTATCCAGCGGAAACGAAATGTCTGACTCCACTACCGTGTCTGGTGGAATCGCTAGGCTGTTGAGTTTAGTGATAGCCATTAGTTAGCCTCCAACTCATATAGTCGGGTTTGTAGGTCTTCGATGATGGTTTGTTGTTCTTGGATGGCTTTGGTTAGTACAGGAATCAGCTTTCGATACGAGACGCCAGCGAGCGTTTGATTGCCTTCTTCGTCTTCATCGTAGAAACAAAGGTCAGCATTTACTTGTTCTACTTCGTCGGCGATTAATCCGTATTCTGTCTCTTGTATAACTTCGTCTGTGTAAGCGTTTGTTTCATCATCTTTAGTGCGATAGTTAAATGAGACAGTGTTAAGGTCATAAAGCCATGAAACATCACTTAAAGGCTCTATGTTGGCTTTGCTTTCTCTTGTAGATGAAAGATAGCCAAGCCTTCCTCCTACATTGACATAGCAATCTCTGACGTTAGTTAATGCTCTATTGTATATGTCTGGGACAATTAGACTGCCGCTGGCGTCTAGCGTCATACGCGTGTTTGCGCCAGTCATAAATGTCATGTTGTCGACGCTATGCTGGTATTCTATTCTTCCAGCAACCTGCCCATCACCAAACCCTAAAAAACCGCTTGATGCGGTGTTTTCTGTGTGGATTAAAATGCCGCCGGAATTAGCAGTAGATACTTGCAAATTTCCAACACCAGTGTATGTTTGTCGCCCGATGTTACTGGTTGCGATTACTGCGCCAGCGTTGTTGTGAACTGTTAATCCTGCATCTGGTGTTGAGTCACCAATCCCCACGTTGCCGCTGGAGTCTAGCGTAACCTGCGGATCGCCAGATAAAGGGCTACCGCCAGAATAAAAGTCAATTCCAGCATCAGCGGCAATATTCATGTTGCCGCCGCTCATGCTTAAACTGCCCTTATCTACTCCTGATCCGTTGGCAAAAATAAAGCCGCCACTAAGGGCATTTAAGCGGATTGAATCGTTAGTGCCGCCCTTCAAGTCAAGCAGATAAGATGGACTCCCCTCACCAATGCCAACCCGATTATTCGTAGAGTCAACAACAAGCGTTGTCGTATCAACCGTCAGACCATCTAGCGTGGCTGTCCCGCCATCAATCGCATCACCAGAAATTTGGTCTGCGGAAAAGGTCAAAGTCTTGCCAGAAAAATCCAGATCAGATTTAAGCTGTGCGTTGCCCACCGTATTATCAGAAGGCGTACCAATATCTACCGCATCACCGATCACCATGATGTAATCAATCACATCACTAGCGGTCAGTGCGGAGTCAAAGACAATGTTTGATCCAGACACGGTATAGGCAGACTCAGGAGCCTGAGTGACACCATTGAGAGACACAATGAGGTTTCTAGCAGATGCAGGGAAGTACGCCGATCCGTCCACCGTCAGCGCATAGGTAGCAGTAGCTGACGTAGTGATGCTGTCGATTAGCTGATATGCGCCTACCTTTGGCTGTTTACCGATGAACGGCATGGCTTACTCCTGTGGAAGATCGGAAACGTCTGCGGCTTGCTTCGCGGCTACAACAGCATCCGTATGAACTGCGGCGCAGATGGCCTGCACTTCAGGGTCTTCGTTGCTGTAGTCATCGCCAGCAGATACAACGTGCCGATGGAATGAGCGTGAGATTTCCTCATTGTCTCTGTAGATGACCGTAGCTGTGCGAACTTGCACTGCCTTGTACGGGCCTACGATTTCTACCTTGTCAATTTCTACTGCTTCTGTAAGCGCCATGTTTATCTCCTTTCTACTTAACGCAAGTTTTATGCGGCTGTGTAATAGCTGATGCTGAGCCTGATGTCGGCAGACCCAGACGTTAAATTATTGAAATCAACCAAACTCCCCATGAGGCCGTAACTGCCTTGACTAAGAACAATGTAGTCCACGTTTTCCGTAATGCGACAGCCGATCATGTCAGAAGTCAGGCTCATTGCGTTAACAGCCGCAACACCTGTGTGATAGGTATTACCGGCCCCTGTAATTGGAGTGAACGGCAAGCCTTTAATTAACACTGGATCAGACGCGGTGCATCCTGTTGTGTTTATGTTTACTAGATCAACGGTCACATAAACAAGCCGCCCAATCTTGACGTAGTAACCTACTCTTGTCGTAAAAGTAGCCGCGTTGTCAGAATTGTCTTTTGGCGTTGGAAGCCAACTCCCTTCTTCGTAATCGTCTAGTGCATTAGCGGCGGCTGTGTCGCCGTTGAATTTAAGACCGTCAGCATCAAATCTTGCGTACTCTGAACCCGACTCAGACCGGATTAAAGTTTTTGGCGTATCAAGAATTAAAGAGGACGCGCTTCCAGTCGCTGAAATGTAGTTTGCGGAATTTCTTGAGAACGCAATTAGGTTGCCTGTGTTAGCAACCTGAAACTTGCCAACGCTACCGCTAACAGTGAAGTCGGAAGATGTGCCAACGCCGCTGATGTTTCCATCTAAGGCGTTACTACTTGTGCCAACAAGAAGTTGCCCCGCGTTATTGATCCTCATGGCCTCAGTTGAGCCGTCTACAGGATTAAACCACCTATGTAGCTGGGCAGTCCTATCAACTCGATACGCAGTTTTTACATCGCCGTTAACTAAGGGATCGCCCGTTGAGATAAACGTAACCTCATCGCCAGAAAGATAAACGCCATCGTTGTACTGAAATATATGACCGTTCTCATTTGCTGTGGTGGAGAGACGTAAAGCGCCACCCACATCAGCGCCACCAATGATGTTTAGCGTCCTGTAACTTGAACTGCCAGTTGGAGAGCCACCAATACCTACGTTCTGAGAACTATCAATCGTAATCGCCGTTGACGTAGCATTATCATCAATGCCAGTAGACGTAAACGTAGTTACCGTGGCGGTAGACGCAGACGTAGCACCAATGGTTGCCCCATCAATAGAGCCGCCATCAATGTCTACTTCTGGGTCTACAATCTGTGCAGGTGTCTTACCAAGAAACGGCATTAGGTAATCTCCATTACACCAAGGACAACATCAAGAGCCGATGCTGTTCCAGACTGAACCTTTAGAGCGTCACCCGTTTCCAAGATGTACTTCTGGCCTGACAGGGTTTCTAGCGTTGTCTGACCGGGGATGCTGACGTTCTCCAGCAACTGATGCGTAGTGCCACCAGAGGAGTCTGAGAACTGCACCTGTACGTCTACAGCCTGCGTTGTCTTGTTAGCTACAGCCAAACCAAGGACAACCGTAGTCGTGCTTGCAGGGGCCGTATAGAGCGTGTCATAAGCGGCGTTGTTGACATCCGACAGAGCCGCATTTTTGAATGTGTTAGCCATAACTTATCCTAGTGCGATTGCTAGTGCGGTTGCGTCATCAACTGTTGCGTAGTTCGATATACCGCCAATATCTGATGTTGTAAGAGCGCGAGCCACAGACTGGTTACTCGCGTTGCCGATGAATACATTGCCATCGTCTAGGTTGGGCGTGGCATTAGTACGGCCTGCGCCACCAACCTTAATAGACCCCGCTGAGGCGTGAGAGCGTATGACCTTGCCGATGTTTTGAATAAGAGACGATTCACCAGTAGGGGCGGTGTTAGTTAGCCCGCCAGCCGTGGTGTCAACATACACCGTATCGCCTGCGCTAAACGCAGAGGTATCCAGATCGTAGAGTGTACCAAACGTCACGATGTTAACCGCCGTGTTTAGGCTCGCATCATCCTCCGCCAAGCCAAACGCCGCCATCTTACTCGCGTCATCAGCGTCAGCTTTTGACACCTCTGGGGTGTTGCCTGACACGCCTGATACATATACCGCGTCACCTTTAGATAAAGCCTCGGCGGCCTTGGCGGCAAAAACAATAGCGCCTGACACTTCAACCTTATCGTCATTCAGGTTGATGAAGTTGGCGTCTACCTCAGCGTGGGTGAGCGCAGAACCCTTGGCGGTTGTCCCGTCAGTCTGCGTTGTTACCCTTGTGACTAGAGTAGCCATCAGTCAAGCGTTACCTTTAGGTTGCCCGCAGAGATGCGGAGAATGTCGCCAGTGCCAATCGTTTTCGGCAGTGCGGTAGTAAAGTCAGCAGGGTCTGTCAGTTGCGCATGGGCCAGCATATTGCCGCCAGATAACGCATCAAATACCCCCGCATAGGTCACAGTACCCCAAGAGCCTGTGGCTTCTGGAAACTCTACAGCGGCGCTTGATGCCGCCGTGGTGGGTGATGTGCCAGAGACGGTAAACGCTACCGACTGTCGGGCATACCCGTTGCCAGATACCTCAGTGCCAGCAGATGAATCACTGGACGCAGATGTGAACACGCCGACATACAGCGTCGACGGTGCAGTGTAAGCAGTGCCGCCAAATACATGGTCAAGCACCTTGTCTTCTAAGTAGTCTGAAAAGCTCATCCTAATCCTCTAACCTTCAAAGTAAGTCCAGAACCTGAGTTAATGGCGTCCTCGCCAGATTCGTTAACGCGCTTGACTGCGGCGGAGTACAGTTGCGCCCACACTCCAACGCGCTCATCTTCAGCAAGGTACGGCGCTGAATGCAACAGGGAGCCGTACAGGTATACATCTGGGTGATCAGTCAGCAACCAGTTTGTCGCGTTACTTGCCGACAACGCGGGAACCTTCTGGTAATAGTAAAGCTCCACCTCGTAGGTGGCGTCAGCAGTCGGGTAAACCTCAAATGCCCGCTCGACATGGCAGTAATACTTAGGGTGACCAGTCGTATCCTCAGCGCCCTGCCGCTTGTCCGCCATAGCCGCCGCAGAGAGCAACTTCAGGTTGGTAGTGCCTGACCCAGTAACATGAAACCGGATTGTCTCCATCCAATCGCTAGGCCGATCCAAATACTGTCCGGAGAGTTCAGCCGTTGCCCTGTTCTCCATTTCGTAGTGGCGAATCTCACGGTTGATAGACGCCTCTGCCATCGTAATGAAGTCAGGTATCACCGTGGTCAGGTCATCGCGGTTCAGAAAGTCCGCGATAGACGCCTTCAACTCTGTAAAATTCGTCAGTGCCATTTACTTTTTCTTCCGCTTCTTTGCAGTCTTAGCTGATTGCTTGAACGCCTTGGCAGTAGGAGCGCCTTTGTCTCCCGGCTTCCGCATCTTTTCGCCAGAGCCAGCCTTGATGCGCTTGCGCTTGGCGTGGATGTTCGCGTACAAACCCTTTTTACTTGCCACGCTTCTTCCCCTTTTTCGCCTTAGCCTTTGCTTTGGCGGCGGCTTTGTAGCCTGCCTTAGTGTATGGGTACTTCTTCCCGCCTACCTTTGGCATTACTTTCTCCTCGACTTAGTGCCTGAGCACTTCCACCGCTTACGGGATAACCGCAACGGTGAGTTAGGGTCTTTCGCCGCCTTAGTGTGGCTTTTCATCTGCCCAGCGGATCGTGCGCAGTAGGAGTCGCCCTTTTTTGTGCCGGGTTTTACCTTCGCGCCCTTCTGCCCGTAGCTGACTTTCTTGCCAGATGCGGTGCGCTTTACTCTCGCTTTTCCCTTGCTTGGCTTCATGCAAACTCCAACGCAGTATTATACCTTACAGCACCAAATCTAGCAGTGCTGTCGGCTCATACACTCCCGTCTGTGGCGTTGCCCCAATGCGCACCAAAGTCTCTAGCAGTCCGCGAATAGGCTCACCAAACGGAATATCTAATTCATTTTCTCCCGTCTGAAGATTTTTCTTATACGGCATGACCCAACTGTACTCATAGTTAGGATCTCTGAAAGTGCCAACCCGATCAGCCACAAACCGCTCATGGTCAGCCAGCAAACCAGCAGGAGCGCCCATGCTAAACAGACGCCCATCTCCTCTAATAAAGTCGGTGAGTACATCACGCCTATCCTTTCCTTCCATCTCTGCTGTACGAGTTAGCACATCATCAAAAACCTCCATGAAGGGGCGCGAGTCAGCGACACCTGTATCGCCACCCATCCAGACAGACGCCTGATACTGCGCCGGGGTCATGTCCAGCTTATCTGCAATCTCACCCTGAAAGTCTTCAACGTAGCGATACTGAGTGTTAGACGGTGACACCTTGTTCTTCACGTTGCCCGTGACGGCGGCAAAGTTGTGGGTGTCCATTGTCATTGGCGCTTGGTTGCCCTTCAGGTTATGGGCAAAGCTGGATGTCTTCGGGCGGTTGAGTGCCTCAAACGTGCCGCCAGCCTGCAAGTCCTTGAGCAGTGCATCCTGAGTGTTGTGCGCAAGGTGACCGTAACCCTTCGGGAAATCTGGGTTAGTCATGCCTGCGATGTTCTGCCCCTGCCGATCTCTGCCATACAGGTATGAAGATCGGCGTATGTTCTGATCTACTCTGGATCGCGGTGACGTTGCCGCCACGATGTCGACATACCGATTGAACGCCGCCAGACCCTCATCAGCGCCCAGCGTCTCCTCAAAAGCTAGACGCAGTGGCTCAAGGTTGTACCACTCTCTGCCGCCCTGCTCGCCTCGCTTCGCATACTCAGTCAGCCGCTTGGCAGTGTCCGGTGTCAGGATGTCCACCAAACCCTTCGGCATCCCTCTAGGCGGATCGTACCGCTCAAGCGGGAACTGCGGCACATTAGGAACCTGCGACAGATCAGCCATCTCAGCCATATTTTTCTTAGGCACTTGACCTAAGACACTAGAAACTATTCTTGGCATTACTCGTACATCCCCCCGTAGCCACTGATTGGCTTACTGCGCAATATCTTCATGAACACCTTCTGCGCCTCCTCTGGCGTTGTAACGCCCTCCAGCAATCCAGTCGGGTCTTGATTTGCAAACCTGCTACCGATGTTCTCAAGGTTGTAATCGAGTCTGGGGCTTGGCGTTAAGTCACCTTCCCCCCAAGGATTGTTAAGCAAATACTCTGGCGGGTTTCTTACACCACCGTAAACGTGCTGAGTGAAGTAAGGAGCGACACCCCTGCGTCCTGCTGGCAAACCAAACTCAAGCCTATCCAAGTCAGTGTAGCCAAGAAGCCGATCAGTCAAGAAAGCCTCCTGCTCACCAGCACTGAGCCTGTAGTTTTTATACGGCGTCATGATGTCTGCTGACTGCCGCCGCAACCAAGACAAGTCCAGCGGATCATAATCTTTATCCCCATGCCTCATCTCTCCTTCCAAGAAAGCGTGTTCAGCATCGTAAGCGTCTATAGCTTGGTGTCTAGCTATCCCCTCGTTGCTTCCACGGTTCAGCCCCTGCAAGTCTTGGACTGCGTGTTGTATCTCATGAATCATCGTGCGCTGACCCTCACGCAGGTCACCAAAAGCATCTAATGGGTCTACGCCCATTACAATTTTCGGCACTGCTGGGAAGCTGTCCGGGTCTTCAATGTGCTTGATTAATCCATGTGCCTGATCGTAATACATACCCGCATAGTCACCAGCGCCTGCTGGCGTCATTTCTAGCCTGACATGGCCTAGCTCGGGTAGCGTTTCCTGCAAAGCAGGATGCTTGAACAAGTTAAACAACTCATCGCCCATCCCGTACTTTTGTCCGCCATCATCGTGGTAGCGATAAAACGCATCATCTGTGAAGTCGACGCCGACATCCGGCAATTCAGTGCGCCATTGACCATCCGCGCCCCTAAACCATGCGGTCTTCTCAAAAATCTCAGCGGGTGGCGCTTTTATCTGCTCTAAGTCTTTTGCCCGCTCCAAACCCATCTCATCGCCCATCGTGTGCTTAAACGTAGCAACGCGAGCAGGGGAGACAAACATAGACTTGAGTGCGCCTGCCGCGACATCACCAGCACCGGGGATCGCGCCCAGAGCCGTTAGAAGGCCAAGGCCAGTGCCAGTAGCGTAGTCACCCTCAGAGAACGCATCAGCGGCCTCAGCGCCGCCCTTCACATCACCAATGACTGGGATGAAGTCCATCAGACCAGAGAGATTCTCCGCCATGCGATATGCGCGGTAGGGATTGTCCTTGTACAGGCCAAGCGACAACAGCCCCTCGGCAATGGTGTCTCTTGCGCTATCGACAATGCCCGGTTGATAGGGCAGAAGTTGGGGAGCAGTAGCCATCGCCCATTATACCATCAGACAATGCCTTGCAGGTTACGGCGAATCGGTTCGCCCCAGTCTGATGTCTGACGGTATCCAACCGCTAGGTAACGGAACGCATCTGCTGAGTGACTCGACCAGTCATGCGCTGGCCTGCCTTTCCACACCATGTTGTTGTCATCATACTCACGGTGATACGCCCGCAGTGCCTCAATGCCGTGGCTACATTTCTCAGCATCAAACCAGCACGTTGCCAGCAGAGAGCGTGACGCCTGTATCCCATCGTCTACATTTAACTGGGGCGCAATCTGGATATTCTGCAAGCCTAGCGAGTGCAAAGTCTCTAGCCGTGACTTACCCGATCCTAGCTCCCTCACCCGAACGTCATGCGGCAGGATGTGCTGACCGTAAACGTAGCCCTTTTCCTGTAGCACCCGAACGTAGTGATCAAGGCCGACACCAGATGTCTCATAGTGATCTATCAGCCGCGTCTCTGGGCCTATCCTCTGCGCAAACCAAATCGCTGTTGTATCACCTATGCCCAAGTCCCAAGCCGTGACCACTGGCGATGCCGTTTCATACGGCACTGCGGTGATCCTGCCCTGCGCGTTAGCGTCACGCATCTCTAGCGAGTAATACGCGCCCTCATGGTGGGTGAGGAATGAGCCTTCCCAAATGTGATCGTAAGTCTCAGGGCGCTTCTCAAAGTCATTGAGACGTACCTGATCCAGCACGTTAGGGAAGTATGGATTGTCACGCCAGTTGATCTCGACAACCTTAGCGGCGTCTGGCGGGTCAGCCCTGAACCGCTTGTGAGTCTCTGACAGGTTGCTCTCTGGGTTCCACGATACCCACACCTCAGAGCCATCCTCTCGCACTGTAGGCTCCAGCTTATCCCAAGCCATGCGACTTACTGACTCTGCCTCATCAACCCAGCACAGCAAGATACGCGCCTTTGACTTGATGCTGTCTAGGTTCCTGCGCAGGCCAGCGAACGTAAACTCTACGTTGCCATCCTTACTCCGGATAAACGTATCGCCCACCTCATAGTAATCAGCGAGCCAGTCATACGATGCGATAGCGCCTGCCACCTCATTAAATGATGAATCCTTCAGCGAGTTCATAAACTCACGGGCGCAGAGTATCTGCCCGCTTCTGCCTGCGTTGCCCCAGACGTAACCTCTGACTGCCGCCATGATCGCAAAGCTACGGCTTTTGCCTGATCCTCTGCCGCCGTAAGCGCACCTCCAGCGAGCCTCGCCCGCAAAGAGATCGACTAGCTTTGGCGGAAGCTCAATCGTAGCTATCGTCATTGTTTTCTGGCAGTCGCGGGATTAGTTCAATCACTGTCGGAGACATACTGCCATCGCTACTCAACAGATCAACTTCGGTGGCCTTCAGCTTAGGCTCAGTGTACTGCGCGATTTTGTCCCAAGCGTCTATGCTTTGCTTGATGTCGGAAGCGTCACCTGACTGCGCTAAGTCATGAAGCCTTACGGCCTGCTCTGCCATGCGCATAATCGGATGAAAGTCCTCACCGTACATATCCTGCAAGCGCGTCAGCAGGAACTGCTTGTTTCGATTAACTGCGCCTTTTGTCCTAGCCATTACTTTATGCCCAAGTATTTGTTACGCCACGACTATTCTAGCACTACTCAACATCATCAGGATGTGGAATACCTCTAGCCCAATACTGACCGTAAATAGAACCCACCCTAATTTCACCATCTTGGATGTCGCGTTGTTCAATCGGAAAAGACTCAACAGTATTGTCACTAAAGGCGACCAAATAAGTCCCCTCTTCACGCGGCATCTCGCCATACGCTACTGGAAACCAATCAATGCTCACGGTTTGGTTCATGATAAAGTGCCGTGGTTGAGTACAGACACCAAATGATCTGGAAGCGCACCACACAATACTATCGCTTGAAGGCGAGTTCTCTGCGCCGCCATTGCCCCCGCACCTGTACTCTGTCGACGCCACGGCTCGCCGTAGGAGGTTAGGGGCTTGTCTCTAAGCACTGTTCCTCTCCTCGGAAAGCAGGCCACCCATTCTCTCCGGATGACTCCCGGTGCAATTTTACCATAGTGCAATATGTTTCTGCGGATCGAATTTCTTCTTCTAAGTCTTCGCCGCCTACCAACCCAAGAAAGAGAAGGCAGATCAAAACCATAAAGCCTATGTATTCAATCTTTGTCTCCCTCAATTAGCAATCTCCGATACTCGCGGCACACTGCTTTGTCATCCAGCGTCTCAGCGATAAAGCCGTACATTTTGTTGTTTATGTATCTCAACTTTTTTAGCTCAACTGCAATTTTCATTTGGTTTACTGGGGTCAGCGTCTTCCAGTGATATCTCTGGTCAACAAACGAATCCAGCATTTCATCGTCAATTGGTTCCATCAAATGGTATCCCGTTGATCTCCTGCCACTTTGGGCTATTGTACTCCGGACTGCTTTCCGCTTCCCAAAACTTTTGCACCAAGTCTCTCATCACAGACTCATCATCCTCTAACCTGATGATCATACTGCGGCAGATGGCGCGATACATCGCGGTCTTTGCCCGATAGTGTTGCGCCTCAGTCACTGAAGGTGCGGAAAAACTGGATGCGCTTCTCCGCCTCCTCAATCAGGTCTTGGAATTTGCCCCATTCATCATCGTCGCCGTAAGCGCGGTTTTGCGCTGACTTTAAGTCTTTGATGAGCGTCTCATCTTTTTCAATCACTTCCCCGGTAGTCAGTTGCATTTAATCCTCCCTTGGATTCTCAGACCAAAACGAATAACCGTAACGCTCTGCGCCTCTAACGTACCGCATCAGCGTTGAACTAGCCACCCCAAGCATCACTGCGATTTGCCACCAGTAATGGCCCTCCTCAGCAAGCTCAAGGGCTTTTGCTACCTCCTTTTTGCTCAAGGCAAATTTCTTGCCAGCAAGCCTAGCGCCAGTCATCAAGCCGCTTCTGCCTCGCTTTCTGGGGCTTGCAGGTCACCCAAGAAGTCAGATGCCTGCTGGGCCAGCTTCGCCGCCTTGTAGATAGCTCGCTTGTCATTCTTGAGCGCCTTCAGCCAAGCCTTGATGTACTGAGCGTGATCCTTGCGGGGCAGGTTCTCAATACTCAGATCGGCGCAGAGGAACGTAGCGGTCAACTCAGCAACCAACTCTTCAAAGGCGTAGCTTTCTGAACCAAAGCCACCTGACAAGTCGCGCTCGCACCGTGACTTGTGACCAGTCCAGTGGCCCAACTCATGAAGCGCAGTCCCGTAATATGCCTGAGTAGATTTGAAAGCCTCTACCGGGGGAAGCTGGATGTGATCAAGCGCAGGACTGTAGCAAGCGCGGTCACCGCCATGCTGAATGTGAGCGCCAGTGTTACCGATAAACTCTTCGGCGTTAGCGAGTCGCTCCGCAAGCGCGAGAGGCTCCGCTTCTACCTGCGCCTCAACGCCATCTACCTGCTCGGCATTGAAAACCCACCACAGTCTGCTGAAGGGGATGGTTTTAATCTTGCCAGTCTTCTCATCTTTCTCTTCGATGAAGTTAAACAGAATGATCGGCGTACCCTTCTCACCCTTGCGTACCTGACCGCCTTCTTTCTTCCAAGCGTTGTAAGTACCCCAGCGGCTATCGCAGTAAGGCTGAGTCATCAGGATAAAACGGTTAATCCCGTTGTAGTGCTTGCCAGTAGACATTGATACTGGGCGAGCGCCGCCAAGGTTGATCCACGGCTTTTCCCAGCTACCTAAGTCAACAGACTCCAACTGAGCGATAACGTGGTTAGTGATGGCTTCGTAAGCGTCAGCTTTCTTTTTCATGTTGATCCCTCCTACAGGAAACTGGCAACAGCGCCAGCGATGGGATCAAAGATACGCTCTTATTAGGCTAACGTCAACACTTTTGTTTACCTGCTAATTCCAAGAAACCATGCGGTATTCGGGGTCATCGTGGAATTTTTTTAGCTCCTCACGGTAGTGTTTGGCTATTTCTTTACGCAGTGCGTCTGTTGTCTTCATGATGCCCTGCGACTTTTCTCTGAGGATTGCCATGTGTCCCTCGCCCAGCGTCGACTCCAGCCAGTCATGAAACGCAATCGGATTTTCTGTGAAGTAACGATGGCTCGCATGGGTGAGTGTCACTGCATTATCCAAACTCCACCTTAGAATTTTTGCTCGGCGCCCATAAATGTGGGCGCACTCTAAAACATCCTCTCTCCCCGTATGCAGACACCTGCCGTCTCTGGCTCGCACCGCTTTGCTGAACCAAATGTCTGCCGTATCTCTTTTAACTGCCATCAGTGAAAATCCAAATCCTTGTCCGGAGTAAAAACAATCGCATTGATCTCTTCCAACTCTGTGTTGTAGCAAGTCATCCATAAATCAAAAAACTCATCTATCGGCATCTTGATTGTCAAGCCTTCGGGAAAGGTGTCGGTGTAAACGTCTGTCTGATTTGGGTTAGTCGGGTTTGTGGTCGCGCCCCCGATTGTTGCCGTCAGCAACAGCGCCTCGCCTTTTGGTAAATCAACTTTAAAAACAGGAATCATGTTCTTGGCCTCACGGTGACTCTGGCAACTTCGCCAGCAGTTTTGTCATAGGTAATTACCTTTGCCCCTCTTCGGGACACCCAGCCTCCCCTCGCGGCGTAAGCATCTCTCCCGCTCAATGTCGGGTGCATCTCTGCAATCGCTCCACCGTCTTCGATTAATCTTTCATGGTGATAATGCCCGGTGTGAATGTAAGTGTAGTTCGCTTTGCCCCACATCTCCCTGAAGCGCGGCTCACTCGCAAACAACTTATGCAACTGCGCCAGCTTCACCTTATGACCATGATGAAACCCCAGCATCGTCTCGCCATGAAGATAAGCGTAATACGGGAAATCGTTATCGATCACTTGCAGTCGAGGCTCATCACCAAACATATGCTTAATGTGCTTACGCAACCAAATGCTCCCTGAGATGTCATGGTTGCCCTCTGCCGATACAACAATCACCTGCTCAAACTTGCGGAGCATCATCGTCACTGCCTCAGTCATCACAGACATTGCCATTTCTACCAGCTTTCCGTAGCGGGTGTCCGCGTCCAATATGTGACCGGACTGCGGCGTGACGCTAAGAATACCGTCCCAATGCAGGAAGTCACCTAATTGGCAAAGCACCCCGGTCTTAGCTTTCGGGGCTGACTTGATCATGTCATTAATTGAGTTAAGAAAAACATCTCTGGCTATACCAACATCCCAGTCATCGCCCGTCTCCGCTTCATAGGCGTACATACCTAAGTGAAAGTCGGTGATCGTTAGCAGTGACAGCAGATTGTCATCGCATGACTTTGGCGGCGGGGTTGGCTTGAACCTTGTAAGGTCTTCTTGCGCAGACTCTAGCCGCTCTACTAGGATTTCAAACTGTCGCTGTTCGTCAGTCTGCGACTTGACCCATTGCCGCACTGCCCTCCCGTCTTCATCATAAAACGTCGATACGCCCTTGATTTTGTGACCGTCTGGAACCGGACGATGCCAGTCATGATCCGGGCTATATCCTTGTCGGGCCGCTTTGTCTTTAACGGCTTTAATATGATCCCGCACCGCGCTTCGCGACATATTCAAGCGGCGAGCTATCTCATATTGAGAAAGCCCTTCAACTAAATGAAGAGATAGCACCGCGTTCTGTTTTTCTGTTGAGCAAAACTGTAACAATATTTTATCCACTTTAGCCCCCCTTTAATTGCATATACTCCGATTCTTGTGGACATGACAGCTTGCATCCATGATCCAAGCCCCACGCCATAACCTGATCCATAAAGTCCATCATCTCACCCCGATCCAGCCCGCTTGTCTCTCGCACTTGGTCAGGGATTACAGTCTTGCCTATTATCCTATTTTCTGTGCCTAAAAACTTGTACTTTAGTAGCTCCTTCATTTTTGCTTCTGTGATGTCAGCGCCGCGAGATGCAAAGTGTTCTGCCATCTCCCTGCACCAAACGTGAAACAGCGCGTTTTGAGAAAGAGAGCGGCGGTCAACATATCGTTTTACTTTCCACTCTACAGGGTGTTCCCAATTCCACTCGCTCTCTAGGTAGTCAGCAAAATACTCCAGCCTCTGACGTAGTTGATCTTTATCCCTGACTATCCAGAACTCACCCACGGCTACTGACCCCCTGACTGAATTTGTATTCCATTGCGTTACGCCAGAGCCACTCTACGGGGCGTAATTGACCAACGTCCATGACCAGCCTAGTGCCGTAGCCAAAGTCGTGCGCGTAAGACTCTTCCCCGAACACTTTTCTGCTCACACAGCCATTGATCCTCATAACATCATCGTCTTTTGTTCTGCCTACCAACACAGCCGCGTCTGCTTTGAATTTTTCCATGTTGTCGAAAATGAGCGGGCCAACCTCTTTGTTTGTGAACTTCACATCAATGCTAATACCGCAAAACCACAAGTCGATGCCCCCGTCTGTTAACACGTTCACAACTGGTAGGTTTGTATTAAATAATCTTGCCACGGCAAACTCTGCTTTAAATCCAAACACGTTTGCTTCAACTCGGCTTTGCCTTTCATTTTCTAGGCGAGGAGGGAAGCCCTGCATTTCGCATAGCTTTACCGTGTCGGCCCCCATCAACTCAGAGGAATGAACATCCTGTTTAGACAACTTTATCAGCATGACGCCTCCTCGGTATATCTACCTTGATGCTCATCGCGTTTTCTTTTCTTTTAAAAGTTTGCCCCGGCCCCTCAAACAGCGAAAGCGTACCCTCGAATGAATGGTGTCTTTGCTTCGCTACGATCAACTTAAAATCAAAGCCCTTTTCTATCTCGCTGTTCTCTCTGTCAGTGAGCGGTATAGACTCCTCTATCTTTTTCTTTGCCCTCACCCTCAGCTTGTTGTGCCACGCTATCAACAGCAGGTGTGCCTGATCGGTGATTGTTGACCCGCCCCTAACATCAAAGCGTGTCGGCACATATTCATCGCCGCCGTGTTGCGGCTTGCGGACATGATGCACCACGATAATGTGAATCTTGAGCGCATCAGCCAGAGCGATAAGCTGGTTAAAAAATAACCGCTCCTTTTCAGTGTCTTCAGTGACCGACATAAACTGCAAGTTGTCTAAAGCAACAACATCACAGCCACGTTTAGCCATCGCGGCGATACACCCTAGTGCCTGTATCGGGCGGACTGAGCCTATTGCCCTGTACCACCAAATCCGATCTCTCGCCCATTCAGCAAAGTCTTCAGCAAAGTCACGCGCAACCGTGTCGACTGCCGCCGCCTGCTTGCACATTAGCTTCGCTGTCTCGGTCAGCCGCATCTCAAATGATGCCAAGCCCACCTTGTGTTCCTTCGCGCAATGCACCAGCACCTGAGATAACAGCGTCGACTTTTTGTGTCCGTTGATCCCCGCCAGCACCGTTACCTCCGACTTGCGGAGGCGCACCAAGTCTTCAGTGTTTGGAAATGGTAGTGGTATGCCATGAGCCTCTTGCGACTCTTCAATTGATTGCAGAAACTCATCCTTAAATGCGTCGATGCCTACAACGTCGACATCCTCGACCTGCGCGTAAATCTCTTGCAAGTCTTTGTCGGTAAAATCCTCTACCTCACGCCTTGGTATCTGATTCATCGCACATACTCCTCGTTACCGGACTGGCCCTGATCTTTGCTATTCCAATTCGCTAACGCGGCCTGCCAAGACTTCATCGGATTCTTGCCAACCTTCCAGCCGTTCGACTCGTAATAGTTGTGGAAACGTGCCGCCAATCTGCCGGGGTAATTCATCTCCCGACACCTAGCCTTCACCTGTTCTAGCGTGGGCTTTTTCATCCCTTTCTGTTCTATTCTCTTCTTTTCTATTCTTATAGGAGGGACTTTCTCCGGATTGTGTCCGGAGTTTGTCGGGACACTATTCGCGTTGCGCATTAACTTCAGAGTGTACTCATCTGAGCGGCCTGCCATTTTTAAGCAAGTTACCCTGCCCTCCGCGTTCTCAAAAAGACCTAACTCGCACATGAACCTCATCATCTCTTCGATAACGTCACGGTGAATATTCACCTCTGCCGCGATAAGCTCCGCGTCTTCTTCAAGCTCAAATGTCAGATTGTGCGGCTCTACTGTTCTTGCCACACACTCCAGCAAATACCAGTAGACGCCGTAACCCTCCATCCCATACTTGAGACGCAACCGCTTCAGCTTTGCATCAATGCTTGCGTTTGAATCGTGCTTGAACCACTTCACTCTAAACCCCCAGACTCTTGCTTCACTTTGTCGACAAAACCGTTGCGCTTGCCGCCTCTTTTGAGCGCGTCAGCATACGCCTTCTTGTCGGCCTCTGTCAGGCGTTTTCCCGACTCCCTAGCATACTCCCCAAGCTCAACGATAAAATCGTCCACAGACCCTCTCCCCGCCCTTCTGAGGGGCGCTGGATAGTGCTGTGATGTCTCTGGAAATAGCGTCGACCAGTCAAGCCCGACAGCCGTGATAACGTCTAGGGCGGAGCAACCAGACCAGCACTTTAATAGCACCTTCCCGTCTGGCATTTCATCTACCGCCAGTGATGGACTGAGATCATTGTGTGCAGGGCAAACCGCAATCCATTTTCCCTCCCCCAGTTGCTTGTATTTTTCTAACCTATCAAGCAAGTCCTGTGCCGCCATTGAATCCTCCTGTATAATGGCAAGGGAACTCCCCATGAGTCCTTGCCCAGTAACGCTGGGCTTTTTTTATTCCTCGCGCATAAACTCAGATACTTTCATATCCATTGCTTCGCAAGCCCTAACCACAGTGGTCAGCTTCAGGTCATCCTGCATCCGCCACCTGTGAATCTGTTGAGGCGCTTTCTCCAAACGCCTCGCCAGTTCAGCAGAGGTTACTCCCCTGCTCTCTTGTGCCTCTTTCAAAAGCGTACCTGCATTAATCAAAACGGAATATCCTCTTCATCAGTTACGATTGACTGTTGCACTTGCGGCTCCGGAGCATCGCTTTTTTTGTACGGCTCCTGAATTTCAAGGCCAAGATACTTCTTCCCATTCTTGTCCTCGTTCAGCCACGCTGACAATTCTAGTTGCTGTCCCTTCCAGCAAAAGCCGCCCCTGTAGTCAGGGTGCTTTTCCTGCTCTTTATACTGGTTGCGGTGCAGTGCGCCTTTGCTCTCTTTGTGCTGGTAATCATTTGCCACGGTTGATCTCCTTTCTAGCTTGGTTACTTTCGTTGGTTCTAAAATACTGCCTCTCAGCAGTGGTGAAAATGCCTCCCTTGGTTGTTGCTAATCCAAACAGAAGCACCTTTTCTTCGTTACTAAACTCTTCATGTAGCTGATTGGCGTAAGTAACATCATCTCCTTCTATCGCCGTTTTTAACTCTACAACAGCCTTCCAGTTGTTGCGGACAAACTCAACGTGCGCCATAAGCGCCTTGCCCGCCCTTGTTAACTCCTCAATGCGACCAGCCTCAGCCTTAAAACTGTCTGCCTCCTCTTCGCTGTAGGTGTCGCCATGAACCCCAATCAGCTTCAAAATCACCCGATCCTTTGCCCGCTTCTCTGCCATCGCGCAAAAGTATTTGTTGTGGCTAGTGGCGGATGACGCCTCACCAATAGACCACTCGCTAACATCACCTAAATGTCCGGTGACGCAGACTGCCACAAATTCAGGCCCAACCTCTAGCGGTTTAGGCTCATCGAATGTGATCCCTAACTCAGTAGCGATACGCTCTAGCGCCTTGTGTTTGATGGCGTAGGTTCCCTGCCTCACTTGCCAGCAAGCGTCTCTGGGGTCTTCACCTACATCAACCAGTAGCTGTTTTAGTTTGTCGCTAATCACTGGACGCTCCTTAAATGGCTTACGTTGCCATTCGACCTCTGATCCCAATACTCCTCATCCTTTCGGCGTTGCTTCAATCTAGCCAGCTTCGCCAGCGCAGGATGACCTATGTAGTCGCCAATGATTGCCCGCGTCATGCGATACAACTTCCCATCCTCCTTCTCGTTGAACACCTCCTGCACCCACTGCAAGTTGCATTTATCGTCCACTGGCAGGCTAATGTCATCCAGCCACTCTGGATCACTCTTCACAAAGTCTATGACGATCTCTGCCTTGAGCCAGTCATCTAACTCCCGGAACATCACAGTCTTGATTACACCGTCCTGTGAATCCCACACCTCTGACTTTAAATCCAACAAATCAATCAAATCATACTTGTTCATTTAGCATCTCCTTAGCAAGTATTGACCGGACGGTGTTTAAATGGTCTATCCCAAACTTGCGGCCTGCCGCGACACCGTAATGGAATGGCTGAGTAAACTCAGTATCCTCAGTTGCGTTAACAATCTCTCGCGACTCATCAACGCCCTCCTCCATGATTTCAATCGCGGTAGTTAGCACCGCTAGCGCCTCCTTTATCGCCTCCTCTCTTGAGTCATACATCATTTGCTTTCCCCCTCTGGTTGAATCGTCCAGACGTTAGCTCGGACATACGCCAGCTTGCGGCAGGTGTGGCGGGCTAACAGCGCCCGCGCCTCCCTGTCTTTAGTTGAATACAAATCGTCAACCAACTGCCCTATGTCATTCAGGTTGTCGATAACCTCTTCATACACCTTGCGATGGAACCCCGGCTCCATTAGTTAATCCTCCTGTGCCACTTGGCGTTCACCTTCAACAGGTGCAGAAGGAACTGCTTGTGATTCATTGTGAAGGGATAGTGGTCAGACCTGTTCATGGCGCCTAACTCCTGATTAAACTTTTCAAGCAACTCTGGGTCTACAAACGGCCCAAGCGTCTTCGGCTTGCCGTCTTTTGACTTGGTGTACTTGCGCTTCTTGCGTGGTTCCTCTGGAACAGCAACGATTGGAGTTTTGATAGAAATGTTATCCATGAGTTTTATCCTCTTCTAGATTTGAATGGTGTGAAGTACCGCTCTTGACTGAGAGGCATACGCTTGCGCTCGCCAGTAGCAAACCTGACGTGCATCCACTTGCGTCCGCGCTTCTCTATCCATGCAACTACTGAACCGTAGTCGCCATGAAACCAGCAGGGCTGAAAGCCCCGATTGATAACCTTGCGATAAGTCCAAAAGAACTTTGGCTTGAGTGTGCTTGTCATATTTATCCCTCCTACAGGGCAGAGCCATTTATCAGCTCACGGGATAAAGTTTAGCACGACTACATTTTTGATGTCAACCCTTCTGTTTGCTAGGGTTTCAGTATGACCAGATGGCGGGGCTAGGTAACTCATCACACCAGTCGAGATGAATGAACCTGCCTTCACCTCTCTGGTTTATACCTATGCGGGGAACGTCATAGTACATTGCTACTTTTAATAGCTTGTGCGCTTTCTCATGCGACACGGCAAGATCAACCGCCATGCCAAAGGTATGCGCACCTATGTTTCCCTTGTGCCTCTCGGCGGGGTGATCAAGACAACGGTATCCGCTAGTGACGATCAGCGGCTCTCCGTATGACACTCTTATTCGGTTCAGCTTGGCGAGTACGTCAGGGTCAAACTTATAGACACCACACCCGCACTTACAGCGCAGTTCATCTTCTGAAAAATAATTCACTGCTGAGTTTTTCTAACCTGCGTGACAATCTTTTCGCCAGATCGAGCGACAACATATCCGCCCAGTCCAATTTGCAGTAACGTCCATGCCTCATCTCTCAGAGGGTTTGGTAACCAGCCTAACGAGTCACCGACTGCCAAAGCCAAAAATGTCAGCATGGTAATTGGACGCCACGTTGCCGTAATCCAATGCTCAGACTTCGCCTCTGCCTGAACAATCCCAGCCTTCGCTTGTAGCGTCTCAGACTCGTAATCGAATACTCGTTGCATCGCCGCCGCTTGAACGTCGAGCAGGTGTCCCTTGGCTTTCAGTCGCTCTTCGTCAGATGTGTGAAGCTCGTCAATTAATTCTGCCGCAGGCTTAAACACCCCGGCGATTAATTCCATGACGCCCATCATTGGCTAATCATCTCGCTCGCACGTTTCAGGTCACGCAGATACGCCGACTTGCAATGCTCTTTCTCAGCCAGCCTAAACAGCAGATCAATCGTGACCCGCGCAGAGTTCCAAACTGGGTTAGCTCGCAGTCGATATGAGCGGCTACTAATTGACTCATTTGGGTTCATGCCAAACAACAGAGTCACATTAGCAAGCTGTGACGTTGCATCACCTACTCGGTAAACGTAATCCTTGAAAGCCTCGCCAGCCTCCGCCATTACCTGCACTGCAACTTCAAAATCTTTCTGCCGATCCATAACTACCTCAT